TAAGATCGCCGATGTACTCTTCTACGAAGCCTCTGCCGTAGTCCTCACCGTCAATACGTGTATAGCGTAAAGGTAACCAAGGCGACTTGTCGACGGAATACGATCCTTTCGACTCTTCGATGACGATACCTTTGACGTCCTGTTGTACAACGAACTTGTTTCCTTCGCGTACTATGGACGTATACAGATCGCAGTTATTCTCTTTCGACTCCTTATAGACTTCCTGTCGAACTTCTTCGGGAAGCATGAACGGAGCAACGGTCTCCTTGACGGCGATATGTGTGACGTTCCCCATCGCATCACGTTTTACAACGTAACGGTCAGGTCGAAAGACTCGCATACCGCCGTCGTCGGGGAGATAGAGTAGCGTATTTCCCGTGATTAAAAGATTCTTAAGTGCTTCGAAAACGCCGACTCTAAATGCCTCTACTTCAACCTCTTGTGAAACTGCGCGTTCAACTTCGCTTAAAGCTTTCTCTAAGTCGGTGCGAAGCTGTTCGCCTTGTTCCTCGCCCATCTCGGCTTTGGCTTTCTCAAGCTCGTAGCGATCGATAGCGAGGCGGAAGAAGGGAGCGTTCGGTGGAAGCAACGCCATCAAGAGTTTGGAAGCGAGGTTGTTGACGCCTCTAGCTCCGATGCCTTGGTACGGCGTGTAATACTTCGTGTGTGATCCGTGTCCTTCTGGCGGTAGAACGTACGGTATGGTCAGTTCAGACGACGTTCTGGCACGGTCAAGAAACGTCCACCGTTGGTTTTCCAACTGCGTGTAAAGACTTTGAGCCGTTTCGTATTGCATACTTATTCGCTTTCGGAAGACGTCCAATCCTCATGGCTAAATACGTCGAGTATCTCAGCGTGTGTGTACTCGGTCTTACCGCCTAAAAAAGATGGTTGGTCACCTACGTACCTCGCTAATATCTTTGAACCGTCTAAACTTTTTCTACTGTATGACTCGTCAATATCAACTAACTGATCAAAGTCAAAACTACTCGCTTCCGAAGTATCTGCTATTACATATGTTCTCATAATTAGTAAGGTTTCTCAGAAGTTGTAAAAGTAGCTCCATTATTTGTTCCGTCGTTCGCTCCTGACTCATCGTTAGCGTTATTTTCTAATCTATAGAGTGAAGTGTAATTAGTGTACCTATAAGGTGATGCTCTAATGTCATCAATCTCGCTACTTGTTAATTCACGATTAAAAATAGCCACCTCGTCTAAATAGGCATCAGTTAAGTAACCATACCCACTACTACCAACCCCAAGATTCATTGTATGGAAAGCGGTTGATGTTGTTGTGGTTGGCGCTGATGCGTTAGCGATTACAGACCCATCTTTGTACATATTTAAAGTGCCGCCGCTTGCACAAGTGACCGCATAATGATGCCAGTTGTTATCACCAACACCACCTGACGCAGTAATAGTTACAGCAGTATTTGCCGAGAGCATCGCCTTTAAATTCCTATTTCCACCTCTACTATCATAATAAAAATATAAACCCTTCTGTGAGCTTGTGGATGTAGTAGCTATAATTGACTGATTTTGTGAGGTACTAGCATTGTAATTAGTAAACTTTAACCAACAACTAATACTAAAGTTACAAGTCTGTTGTATGTAATCAAACTTGTTATTTGTGTCGATGTAATCATTAACACCGTCGAAGAATGCGCTATGACCGTTGGAGGGAAAAGAACCCGATGCGAAATTATTATCGCTCTCCCATGACCTCCAACTAGCACCATCATATATGATGTAGTTTTTAGTATCCGTTTCAAAGTAAGCATCTCCTGTCGAGGGACTCCCCGGACGAGTTGATGATGTGACTGTTGGAATTGTAGTTGGCATAATTATTAAGAATCGTTGTTATAAATGTACCAAGCACTACCATCATATATATAGAAGTCATAACTATCCGTACCGAATGCGATGTTAGCTTCATCGGTTGGATTAGTTGGCGCGCTTGCTAAAATGTTTGCTTCGGTATTTCGCGTAGTTACATTAAAATTAGATATAGCCTCTGCATCGAACCCATAAAGAGTTCCAAACGCCGGACGCTTTGCACCCGATGGTAACGCGGTTATACCGCTAGGCGCGGACGTCGCCGAAGGAAAGCCGATAGACATTATAGAGAGTCAGTTGTACCTGTGATGAATACGGAGTAAGTGCCGTCAGTTCTAGCGGATACATTACCGCGTAGCTTTTCGTAGTGTCCGTGGTCATCGCGTATCACGACGTTTCCGTCGGCGGTTACTGCTTCGCTGTGAATGACTCTCCAACCGCCGCCGATATACGCTTCAACATCCACAGTCGCACCCGTCGTTACTGACGATGATGCAATGGCGAATGTCCAGCCTTTCGAACGTTCAACGCTGAAGGGCGAACCCGCTCCTGTGGCGCTAACGCCGTCGAGGAGAGTGATCTTCTGGAGTGATTTTAACATTATTATTCTTTCTTTATTAGTTACTTAGGTAAATTGACACCGCTTCCCGAATAAGACCCGCCCATCGATGGACGCGTTAACTGTGCAGTTCCCCGACGCTTCCGTGAAGAAGACGATCCACCGCGTTTACTTGCGGGTTTCACAACCGCCGCTGTCGCCGTTGGAGGAGGCGGTGGAGGCGGGGGTGGTGGAGGAGGTGGAGGTGTTGATGAGCCGCCGAAGCACATGATTAGTCTTTCGTTGAAATGAGTGTTGTATGTTGTTCGTCGTAAACGTCTTCGAGAAACTCTACGACTTTTCGTTGTCCGACTTTGATCCAGATTTCACGTTCCGTGTCCGTCAATTCGGGACAGCGAGAGGGGAAACGCTCGTTTAAAGCGTCAAGTAAATCCTTGCTCAAATCGGGTAATTTTCTTTCAATAGGGTAATCCACTTATAGTCCCCCTAACGGATCAAACGGTTTAGGGCGAGCTAAATCTTCGTCTAATTTTCCCGTAACTTGTTGAATAATATGACTATATTTCGCCTTCTGTTCGTTGGAGAAATCGTCGGGCATCCATAGGTATTTGAGCTGTTGGTTCACAGGATCGAACTCTTTGTGCTGTATCAGATACGCCATCCACGCATTCGTAAGTGCCTCTTCTTCAGTGAGTTGTGCGTCGCTGTAAGATTTGAGAACGGTGTCCCAATTCGCTCCGTTCTTATCGAGTAACCGCATCGCTTTAACGACGCCCACACCGGGTATGCCTTTGTATCCATCAACGGGATCGCCAGCCATCGTCTGCATGAGGTGATATTTATTTGCGTCTTCAACCGATACATCGTGTATCTCATCGCGGTTAAAGTCGTAGAACGTACACGGTACTGACTTGAAGTCTTTGTCGATGGACACGATGATCCGTTCTTCGTCGGGCGTTAAGTCCGTCGCCATGATCGCTATGGTGTCGTCCGCTTCGAGGTTCGGATAGATCACGGTTCCGTATTCTTCCGCCATCCAATCACGCATAGGACTAAGACCTATAGGTGCGAACTTCGATCGACGGTTGGCTTTGTATAGCGGGTTAAGCTTACGACGGAAGTTGTTCTTGTCTGATATAGCGATGACAAAAGCGTCGGCTCCCGTCTTCTCTTTGAACATCTCTAGTCGTTCGATGACCCAGTTCTTAGCGAGAGCTAGATCGGAATGTGTCGTCCATAACTCGCCCTCCCATTGTATGTTTGCTTGGGCGATGAACGCCGATTGATAGGCGAGTACGTCGCCGTCTATGAGTAATGTTTTCTTCATTCGTTTTCCTTGTGTTGTTGAATTGCTTTATGTTTGATTAGGTAGTTGTATGCGGCGAGAACGAGTTCGGGGTCGTCCTTTAACTTGCCGATTCCTGAGTTACATTTAAGGCAGAGTAAACCACGCACGTGTCCTGTATCGTGACAGTGGTCGACGGCTAATCTTCTTTTGGTATTGGCGGGAGGTTCGTTACAGATCGCGCATTTATAGTCTTGATCGAACGCCATGTTCTCGTAGTCTTCAGGCGTCATCTTGTAACGATCGCGTAAGTTGTTCTTATGGTAGTCGCGCTTCCTCTTACTCAGGCACGATTTACAATGCGATTGAAGACCTGTTTTAGCTTTCTTGCATATCCAAAAGTCAGAACGGGGGAGAGTCTTCTCGCACTTCGCGCAGTACTTCATACGGCATTAGTGAGTTTCCGCCCAGTTGTCTCCGACTTTGTATTCGCCGTCTAACGGGCATCGCATATTTAATGCTGTCCCTGCCGCTCGTATCGCTTCAACCGCAAGCTTACCGTAGGTCTCCGCTTTATCCGGCGCTACC